CTTGCTAATATTTTAAATTCATTTTTTTGTGAATAATGCAATCTTTTATGTATTGCACTCATAACCTTTGTACCTTTTTCTAATAAAGCAACAGTTGTTCCAACTGGCATAGCAGCATTACTATCACCTATATTCATATCAGCTATAGCTGCAAATCTTTTGCCTGATTCTACTAACAAACCAAGTAATTGAAATAACACATTGCTTGGCTCTTTATAAGGTAAAGGCATTAATGAATCACGCAAAGCTCCGCCTGGTGCATCTACATCTCTAAATTCACCCGGTTGTAGTGGAGATGCTTCATCTCTTATTCTTATTCCTCTAGCTTTAAAACCTGCTGGTAAATTGCTTAAGGTACCTGCATCAATTAATTGTCTTAGTATTGATGTAGAAGCTTTAGATAAACCACCAATCATGTGTGATAAACCAAGGCCATAAAAACCTAAACCTGGTAAAAACTTGTATTGCACAAAATAATTAATTTTGTTGCGCATAACATCTTCAGGTACATAGTTTCTTCTAATAGAAAGTATCTGTTGTGATGAATCGTCTATAGTAATGATATAAGGTATTTTTAAACCTGTTGGCTCGCCAATTTCATTTACATCTTCAAAGCCTTCTATTTCTGCAACGGTATGTATTTCATATAATTTTCTTTGCTCGTCTTCACCGTAATCTGGCTCAACACCTTGTATATCATCTATTTCTTTGCCTATATCGTCGCGGTCTATGTTTTGATTATCGCTTAAATCTACGTCTGCATAAAAACCAGATATTTGCATTTTTCTTACTTCGTTATTGCTCATTGAAACAACATGTGTAACTCTTTCAGCAGATAGTAAGTCAGTAGCATTGTATGGCACCAATAAATCTTCGGCAGGCACAAACTTAGATACAGGTCTGCCTTTTGCTGCATCGTAATAAACTTTCTTGAAAGCGCTACCCGATAATGGTAGATAAAATAGCAACTGGTCTAAATCTGGGTCATATTCAGGCATTTCGTTCATGATGTAATAATTCATAAACTCACAAACTCTTTCAGCTTGCATTTCTGTGTTCATGTCTCTTTGTCCTACAACTTGTGTTTTTATAGGACCTTGTGCAGGTAATAGTTCTTTGTATGCTTGTGCTTGAAATTGTGTTACAGCTTCAGATAATATTGGATGTATAACACCGCTAGACCCTTCGAATGGTTGACTTCTTTGTTCGTCAAACCGCATACCGAGGTATTTAAGACCGTCAGTATATGTTTTTTCCCATTCTTTTCTGGATTCTTTGTCGCTCTCGACTGATGAAATTAATTTTGCGGACATAGAGCCTAAAATAGATTCATCTAAAAAATCAACCAAATTAGCGTCAAAAGGTATATCCTGTTGCACTTCTTCCATTGGCTCATCAAAAGATATTTCGTCTTCGTTGATGCTAATTTCTAGCGCATCCAACATAGCCTCATCAAATGTTGGTGCTGGTGCTGCTACATCAAATTCTTCTGTAGGCACATTAACAGACTTACTTTGGTCTATTACATCTGGATTATCTTCTGTTCCTAATTTTCTTTCAGTAACCATAATTTGTTATTATATCCATAAAATCAATAATATGTTAATGCCTTTCTGTCAACAGACATATCATCTTGATAATCACTGTTTAATTCTACTAAACCACCTTGTCTAATACGCATTAAAGCCATAGTGGAAGAATCGCAAAAGTCGTCGTTTTCACCAAATGGAAAAGCAGCTAACTCTTCTATTACTTCTTCTGCAAAAGCATCTTCTGTAGCATATACCATACCACTTTCAAACATAGGCGCAATAGAGTTCATTCTTGCTACTTTATCTTGACCCCTGCTCGGCGAATAAGCCTGTACTGGTATGCCTATTTTTCTAAGCTCTTGTGTTAGTGGTGTACCACTTGCTTTAGCCTCAATCAACACAATATCAGGTTCCCAATATTTATACTCTTCTAATGCTATGTTTTTTAATTCTGGAAAATCTACTCTGTGCCTACTTGCATCTAAAAGTATAATTGCACTTTCACTACCGTCTTCTGGGTCAAATATTCCCCATGTGGTTATCGCTGAGTAGTCAGCAGTTTCTTTAGCACTAAAAGCAGTATCGTAACTTTGTATAATACATTGACAGCTAGGTATGGCTTCTTTTTCCCAAGTCTGCCACCATTCTCTTTTTACAATAGAGCCACTTTCAGCCGTTGGGTTTTGCATCCATTG